TATGGTCAGATTTATACCATGCCTGATAAAACAAGTGAATTGTTGCCCTTCTTGCCCGCTTCGCAGTTCGAATTTCTTAAGAGAACTAGTGTTTACCACACTGGCCTTGGTCATTATGTGGGTGCATTGTTGGACGATTCATGTTTTAAATCTCTCCATTGTTTTATGAGGGAAAAGAATAGTCCATTGACTGAGGAAAGTGCAGCGGCGCAGAACATTGACACAGCACTACGTGAGTGGTTTAATCATGGGGAAAGCCATTATGAAACACGTAGATTGCAAATGATACAGGTTGCGAAGAAAGCCGGTATTGATCACATTTGCGATGAATTGGATGTGTCTTATGATGATCGAGTTGAAGCTTGGAAAGTAAAGTATGATCCTCAAAGTGGTTATGAGTCTTTGTATGATAAAGCCATTGATGAGATTCCTCTCAAAATTGTTGCGAGAGACGCGCCCATTGTTGTAATGCCATTGGGTGAAATCGACTTGCTTTTCCAAGGGACCAAGAAGGGAGTTACCCACTTCCTCATTGTAGAAATCAAGCATTCTATCAATCCTAATCTTAGGTGTAAAGGTAGGAAGCAATTGCGGAAACTTGTTGGAGCTATGGAAGTTTTGACTCCAAGTCATGCCGTATTGGGTATTTTGTTGACTGAGCGTGGTTACGATGTAGTAGCTTGCTCTGAAGTTGACGGCTTCTGGGAGGAGTATAATCTCCCGTTTGATGTCTATTCGTAGACAGCATTGACCTGGCATGTCTCTAAACTGATCCTATATCCGTCGCACTTACGGTGAAAGCTAAAATGTGCACAAGAAGACTGATTTACCATGTGAGTGTATGTGTGACCTTTTGTGGCACTTGCAGAGGAATGTAATCTTGTATTTGCTGGATTTCGGTCCAGGTGTTATTTAGCACCTCCTTGGCAGGAAACACTAAGGCTGCAATCTCTTTTATAACGGCAATGAGAGACTAAGTGTGAAACTACCGTTGGACAAAATTGTAATAGTAAATGTGTGATAGAACTTTGTCATGATGCTACGGCATCGGTCGCAACAAACGCGGCAAAAGCAGACGTGCATGAACGCACGTTATCCGGTGAGAGACCGGTGGAAAATTCATTCACAGCGGATTTGCGCACTGCCTTGGAAGTGTTGCAAGAGAATGGACCAGTTGATGTAGATGATTGCTCATTGTGGCATGGGATTGATTCTCATGCCGCAGAGCTTGCAGCAGCTGGTGAAGAAGCTGAAAAACAAGAGCTGAAGTTTGATTCACAATCTGGTATTGTCGATGATATGAGTGTCATGAAAATGAGTACTAAATCTGACTACGAGAATGTTCAGTTTCGTGATCAAATGCCTGCGTATGCAGTAAAACCGAGTAATGTTATTGATGAGACTCGTAAGCTGCAAGACGCTAATGATGCAACGTTGGACAACTTTTTCCGCAGACCAATCAAAATCCATGAGCAAGAATGGGGTACTAGTACTACCCTTGCTTTTGATATTGATCCCTGGGCTCTTTATTTTAATAATCCTAGAGTAATTAACCGCATTGCCAATTACAACTTGTTGCGCGCTAAGCTTAACATTAAAGTTGTGATCAATGGTAACGGTTTCCAGTATGGAAGGGCGTTGTGTGCTTATCAGCCGCTAAACTCTTTCGATCAATTGTCAACACATTCTGCTTTGGTTAGCTCTGATTTAGTTCAGACGTCACAGCTACCTAAAATCTTCCTTGATCCCACAACATCAACGGGAGGTGAAATGGAATTGCCCTTTTTCTGGTATGAAAATTACCTGAATATTACAAGTGCAGATTGGTCGTTGATGGGACAATTGTATTTTCGGTCCCTCAACGATTTGAAACATGCGAATGGAGCCACAGATCAAGTGACAGTATCTGTGTTCGCGTGGGCCGATGATGTAAGTATGTCAGTGCTAACATCGGAGAACCCATTGACTCTGACTCCACAATCTGGTGTGGAGACTGAAACGGACGAAGCCAATAAGAATGGCATGATTTCGAAACCGGCAACCGCAATTGCCAAGATGTCGAATGCCTTGTCTAAGGTACCAGCCATACGTCCGTATGCACTCGCTACTGAGACTGCAGCTCTTGCTGTGGCCTCCGTGGCGAGGCAATTTGGGTATTGTAGACCACCAGTAACTAAGAATCCGGATCCTTTTCGAAGTTTCCCTACATCTCAGTTGGCTACAACCAATACTCCCGATACTGCTCTTAAGTTGTCTGTTGACGATAAACAGGAGTTAAGTATCGATCCCCGATTAGCAGGATTGGGGAATGAGGATCCCTTGTCTATTAAGGAAATCGCTAAGCGCGAGTCCTATTTGACTAAATTCTCGTGGAACATTGGTACGACACCCGAAACTCTTCTGTGGAACGCCCGTATTGATCCTGTCACATGGGCTGAAGACACTGGTCCACCAGTGAGTTTCCACTTGCCAGCCTGTGCTATGGCTGCATTGCCTTTCAAGTATTGGACAGGATCAATGAGATTCCGTTTTCAAGTAGTGTGCTCAGCATTTCACAAGGGACGTTTGAAGATTGTTTACGATCCCAATTTCCTAAGTTCGAATGAGTACAACACAAATTACTTGCAAGTTATTGATATTGCAGATACCCAAGATTTTACGATTGAAGTTGGGAATGGGCAATCAGTGACTTTACTTGATCACCACCTTCCGGGAGTGGATTCGGTTACGCAAATGTATTCTAC